GGTTTCTGTGTTCAATAATTGCTGTAATCTATCTTGTTGTAGGGCGTATTCTTTATCAATATCTTTTAGAGTTTTGTTATAAACAGCAGCAAATGCTTCAAATGCTTTCTTTTCTGTTTCATCACCAACTGCGGCAGCACGCTGCATATCAATATACTTTTGCTTCAAGTTATTGACTTCAGTCATGTAGTTAGTTTCTAAATCTGCCATCTTTTGTATTTGAGCAGCACGATCACTATCTACGCCGATTAGAGATACAGCTATACCTAAACTACGAGCAGCATTAATTCCTTGTTGTTTATAAGCATCAAGAGTTTTTTGTGCTTCTAATGTCACTGCTCGTTGGCCATCAATAACTTTTGCTAGTTTTTTATTTTGTTCATCGTATTGAGCATTTTGTTCTTTGAGGCGTTTAGTTTCTGCTTCTGTCTCATCTGGCATTTTGTCTTTAAGACCAAGAATATCTTTGATTTTAACCCAGATTTTACCTAACCAACCAAAAAATTCATCTAGTAAATCAACACCAAATGCTAATTTGATTGCTAAATTAACGAGTTGAATGGCAGCAATTAGTGTTCCAATGAATGGAATCATAGCCCACAGTGCTTTTCCTATTGACAGAATGATTGGTAATGCCTCAGCTTTCCACAATCCAAATCCCACAACAACAGCAACAACAGCAGCATATAATGGCTTAATCTTTTCAAATGTTTCATCAACTTTCATATTGACTATACCAAAGAATTGAGCTACTAGTGCTATCAATCCAGCTATACCACCTAATGTAACTTGAGTCATTTTCATAAATGCTCCACCAAGAGCCATCAATCCAGATACTGCAGCAGACCATCCCTTAGTAAATGCTCCAAAGTATACACCAATAGCAAGAGCAGCTTCACCAGCAAAAGTAAGCACCTTTGTTAATCCAGTAATAGCTACAGCAGCTACACCTACTTCGGCAGCTATTTTACTAAATGTCTGAATTGCTTCTGGCGTAATCTTAGCAAGAATAGAGAATAATGGAGCAAAAGCGTCTAAGATACCTTGCTTCAATCCAGCAAACACTGTATTCATGTTCTTCATTGCTTGAGCAGCATCATTAATAGCTTGTGTATTATCTTTGCCGCCGCCCATGCCACCAACTACTTCTTGTACGTTGATATCTTTGAAGTTTCTGCCTAGGTATTTGACAGCTAGTGCATTACGAGCACTAGCATCTTCCATCTTGTTTAAACCATCAAGAGTTTTCTTAAAGATGTCTTCATTAGATAATGTAGCAAGATCATTTAAGCTAATACCCATTTTACTGAGTTCAGCTTGAGCGCCAGCACTGCCTTGTTTAGCTTCATTTAGTTGAGCAACAAAGTCAATAACATCACCAACGGCACGGTTAGTATCACCGCCCGCCTTACCAACGGCTTTAGCAAAGTCATTAACAGTATTAACAGCGATACCAGTAGCATCACTAGCGCCTTTAACTTCCTTAGCATAAGACATAAAGTCGCCAGCAACTTTAGCAACGCCGAGCGCCACAATAGCCGACTTCAAGCCTTCAGTTGCTTTAGATAAACTATCAGTATTCTTTTTTACGGAATCTAAGTTCTTACTAGCATCATCAGCAAACTTCTTAAATCCACTTTGTAGTTTAGTAACTGTATCTTGGATCTTTTGTAAGGTTTGTATCGCTTGTGAGCCATCAGCGGTGAGTTGAATATCTGCCATCGTGTATCCTTATTTCTTGAATATCTTTTTAAATTGTTCTCTAACCCACTTCTCAGTTGGCTTAGTCATACCTTGTGGTGCTTGCTGACTATAACCATCATCTAATCTTTGGGCATAAGGGTAATCAGCGTGAATAGTTTTATCACCTTTTAATTTTGTAGAGCGACGAGCACGACCAGTATCAACAGGCGTTTGTGCCTTAAAGTATTCAGCAGCCTTTTTTGGCAACTCTTCTACCTTTTTGATTTGATTTTTAAGTGCCTGTCGCTTAGGCTCTAAATTAAACTGAACTTTAACATCTACCCACTGTGCCATAATTAGCCTTTAGCCTTTCGTAAGATTTCTTGAAGTTCATCAGTAGTATGCTGAGCAGCATATTTACCTTCAGATTTCTTTTGCTGATAATCACGGTAGGTAAGCGCGGCATCCATAATATAGATGTCGAGAGTTGAACCATGAGCAAGCACTTCAGAAGGGAGTCTACCATATCTTTCGCCTAGTGTGTCTAGTGTTAGTATCATAGATAGTTCCCTGCTGCCCTCTACTAGTGCTTGCCCTGTTAGCCCCCCAACTTTTGAGTGATTACGGCGATTGCCTTCATCAACACATCAGTTGGTAACATATTGTCTTCGGAAATGATTTGCTTGCCTTCTTCGTCTAGAATAAGGTCTTTGACGATGGTAATAATCTCTTTAGTATTGCCGTCTGTTGCTTGTGCTAGACGCATAAATGTGTCCAGAGGCTGACGGTCCCATGAATAGAAGGTAACTGCCTCGCCGTATTTGGCAATGGTGTCTTCGTCTTCTAGTTTGAATTCTACAAGTTGTGGTTTAGCTGTGAGCTGACTGAGTTTCATTTGTTTTCCTTCGGTGATTTGTTTCTACTTTCAGCGAGGCTGTTAAGTAGTGCCAGTCTAAAACTGGACTTTGCTTTGAGTTGCTTGACCGTATTATCAAGTTCCCCTAAAATTGCTCGATTCTTTGCTTCATCGGCTAATAAGGATGCTAGTATTTCACCCTCATCAGTTAGCCATGATTTTGATTTGTTATCCATAGTATTTATTCACTTATTAAAAAGGGAGATTACCTTTTGAGTAACCTCCCTCACTTCCCATCCCTGTGAGATTAACCTGTTACGGTTGTTGTCATTGCACCGTCAACAGCGATTGTTAGTGGCGTAACCCATACTGGAGCATCTGGTGATGTAGTAGGAGCTAAGGAACTAATGAATCCTTGACCAACTGTGATACGATCTGTCGTCGCAGCAGTGTTGCCGGTCCAATAGATTGTGAAAACAACTGGATACTTGTCTGTTGAAAGAGTAGCAAGACCAATCTTAGCAGCAGTGCCAGCAGTAGCAGCACTATCACCGAAATATACTTCATCATCAATAACGATGTTAGTAGAGATTTCGTTATCAGCAGGTGTAGACAACTTGCGCGTGTCGATATCTGTGAATGTGGTGTAACTGTAAACGCCAGTAGAGTTAGTGATGGTCAAATCCTGAATGAACGGGATTGTTAGACCAGTAGTATCTGCCGCGATTGGTGTTGGTGTATCAGCATTTCGTTCACCTACTTTGATGACGATAACTGGTTGTGTTGTTGTTGTATTAGTAGTAATACGTGCCATTATTTTCTCCTTGTGGTTGGCTGTTATTGAAATTCAATGCGCTTCAATTCGAAGTCGTATGTTCTATACTCTGCTCTATTTAAGTAATCTTGTGCCATAGTGTAATCACGCTCATGATAGCCATCTAAGAGTTCGTTATCTGATACCATTCCTGTAACAGCATCGATAACTTCATCTCTACGATTATCACCTTGAAAGGTAACAACCAGTATTCTCATAGCATCTACACAAGTGTAGATATGACTTTCATCTTGTGTGCCTAATCTATATGGCAATCTCTCACTAGTTGCTGGGTCATTGATATAAACACCGTGACGAACATTCTTCATGTCTGTTGGGAATTCATCAAAGAACTCAACGCCTTTTACTTTCGCTTTCAGGTATTTTGTTACTTGATCGGAAGTGATTAGTGGACGTGCCATTAGAAATACCTACGACTTTGATTAAAATAGTTTTGATCTGCCTTCATGTTCTCTTCTAACTTAGAGATTAGTCCATCGCTGTTGAGGTCATAGAAGTTACTTAAATTAATTGCTTTATCCCATTCGTCATGGAATCGTTCACGAGCGTGTTTATAATTACGCTCATCAACCTCATTAATGTTTGAAACATCACTGACTAAACTGCGATAGAATTCCTCTACGGCTTTGAAAGTTTCTAATCGTTTTAAGATTTGACTACCTTTCACCAATTTAGAGGGATCAAAAGCAGTTACCATCTTTCCCTCAGGTGTATTCTTAAAATACCAAGCGCCGAATGTTTGTTGAACATACTTAGGCCACCAGCCAAACTCCATCATCTGAAGTAACTCTTGACTAGCGATCTCGAAATAGGTGTCCCAATCAGCACTCAAGGAATCAGCACGGCGTTCCGCAGCTGGATCATAAAATATGATATCGTCAACGGTTGCTGTAGAGATTCTTTGATATGCTAGACTCATTCTATTTCTTTCAAGTTAGGACCTACGATGGGGAGAATAATTCTCCCCTATCGAATATTAGGCAGTGATCTCGATGTTAACAGCACCGCCACGACGACCGTCAGCAACGCCACTACCGAAGAAACCTAGACCAGTTACCCATGTTTGGAGTCCGCCTGGCTTCAAACCCATCTTGATCTCTAGACCAGACTTGATAACGGTGTAGATTGAGTTATCGCCGAAGTATGCGCCAACACGAACGTTCTCAGCACTGCCACCTGCTACGGCACGTGATGCTGTAGATAGGAAACGTGTGAACACAACACGGCAACCGTATAGGTTCTGAATGTTGCCAGTTGTTAGCAATTCGTTACCTAGGTTACTTACGTTGTTGTTTACAGCGCCGCCAGTCAATTCGCCTAGCAAACGTGACTGAGTTACTTGTGTGTCTAAGACTACAACTGGTGTACCACTTAGACCGGCATTGTGCCATACACTACGGATGTTGCGAATCAATTCACTAACGGTAGTTGATGTGAAGCCAGTAGTAGCAGTACCACCAGTAGCGCCACTAGCACGGAGTTCCATAGCGCCTAGAGCTGATGGACGTGCGAAACCGTCACTACTTGTAGCGTAGTTTGTATTGCCTGGAGTAGCCTTGAATGATAGGAACGCCTTAGCAACACGTTGATCAACTTTCTCACTAAATGACTCGCCCAATTCAGCACCGATTGAAGATGCTAGATCGAATGCGGTTGTTTGTGCCAAGAAAGCGTCGAATGCGGTAGCAGCAACTGCTGGAGTAGCAGTGATAGTGCTTTGCTCGATTGCTGGAACTTGTTCGTCGGCATCGCCTTGAACTGAACCACTTGTAGCACTTGGATCATAATCTTGATATGACATTGGAGCAAACTTAGGAATCACATATGTTGTTCCTTGATTGATGGTAGCGACACGAGTAGCGTCAACTAGACCAGTAGATGCGTGGACAGCGCGGAGTGCGAAGCCAGCGATTGCTTTTTCGAAGCCGTTGGATTCACCATTGCTTCCGCCGAGTACATAGGCCATTTTAA